AAAAAATTACAATGAATTGCCCCTTTAACAAGGATTTCAATATATGTCACCCCCATTCGGCCGTCGCACCTGGCGCTCCGCGCCGTCCGGTCTATCGACCTTCCGTCGCTCCGCTGGTTTACGCTCCGCTCCGCGCGGACTACGTCCTCGCTCCGCTCCGCTGGTTTTGCGTTCGCGCTGTCGCTCACTGTCCTCGCTCCGCTCCGCCTGTTCGGCACCGCACCGCGCTCCTAGTGGCCGCGCTCCACTCCTCTGGTTGTGGCAGTTTTGGTTCAAGGTTTTGCGTGCGGTTAGTTTAGACTAACTAAATAAAAAATTACAATGAATTCTAAAAAATATATTGACAACTAAATAAATATATGTTATAATGAAAAAAGAAAAAAAAAAAAAAAAAAAGGAGGATATTTAATATGGCAAGCAAACAGTTAGAATTAGTGCAGAGAATGGAAGAAGAAGCATGGGCAAGATTACGTAAAGCATCTGAAAAGTATGGAAAGGATGACAAAAGGGTTTTAAGACTTTGGGATAGATGGTCTGCAATATCAGACGTTTTAGACGAGTTAGAAGAAATGGAGGAAGAATAAAAATGACAAAGAAAGCAGAAACTTTAGTAAACATGTACTACAAAGTATTAGAACTTCATCAATCAGATTCAATCACAAACAAAGCAAATATTCGTATGATGTATAAAGCAAAATTTAGTTGCATGTCGGATTTACAACTGTTAACACATAAAGAGTATGTAGAATGCTTATGGAAAACAGATGAAATATTGGAAGGAGGTGAAAAATAATGTACAAAGTAGGTTACAAGTACAGAGGAGAATGGTCATACCTTAAAGTTGATGCAAGCCAAATATTAGAAACCATATCAAGATTATTAGTTTATTCGCAGAAAGTTTCTATAGCACCAATTAAGAAGGAGGTAAAGTAATGAACAAATCACAGCAGTTTATATTATCAGAACACTTAGAAGAAATTAAGGATGCATCGAAATTTGCAGACTTTCTGGTCACTAAAAGGTTAGATACATTATCTTTAGAAGAAGTAAAAGCATTATGTAAGTCAGCAATTTTACTGGATATGGCAATTTCCAGAATTGAAAAAATTATCCAAAAATAGAAAATATTTACAATTTGTTATAATATAAGACTAGTAAGGAAGAGATAAGTAAGTGGAGGTGAGAAAGTGTTAAAAGAAATGTATGCACAGTTCAAAGCATCTGGTTCAACCATTTGTGAAAGTTATTACATGTTAGAAGGAACTTATTACATCTTTACCTTAGTCGGAACAGATATGGTAATGGAAGTATTCACAGACTCACCTTCCTTGTATTCAGACGCATCACTATCTATGATGATAGAAAGAGAATTTATTAAAATAGAATGGATTAAATTCAGCAGGAGGAAGAGAAGATGAAAGATGAAATTTTATTAGAGATTATGCATTATGCAAAAAGATTAGATGATGTTACGGACGACGAAATATTAAAAGTTTGTAATATAAAAGGATATCTTGACTGCTTATTAGCGCAGTGTTTAATCAATGACAAGGAATATCGGAAAATTATCAAAGGTTTATCATAATTAAAAGCGTCGTCATTGAATAGGATGCAAGGTAGGTGCAATTCCTACACGACGCGTTTGGGCAAATAAAAATAAAACTCTACAGTGCAAGCCCACGAAAAAATCTTATAAAAGAAAAGGAGAAACAAACATGAAGAAGGAAAAATTAATCACAAGGACATTCGTAATCACACAGGCAACGGTTATGACATTAAACATTGAAACAGCCGAGCCTAGCACAGAGACTTATGAAATGCCAGGAATTTACAAAACAGATGAGGAATTGCTAAAGGCAGTGAAAGAACTTTATGACACAGACAAAGAGAAAGTAGTGACAATTACAGCTAAAACAGAAATTGAAGAACTTAGGGGAATTTCAGAATTACTGTTCTTACAGCATTCCATCGTTCTTCCAGCAAGAGAGAAAAAATAATAAAAAAGAATAAGCACAACAAACTAAAATCATATCAAATAAAAAGGAGATAATACCATGAAAATCACATTTAAAAGCAGAGAGTTTACACCAGCAGAGACTTACTTAATGACAAAATCACCTTCTATCATTTCCGCCAAAGATTTAGAAGATGGATACACATTAAACGCAGATGGTTATCTTGAGTATGAAGATGAAAACGCAAAAGGAGAAACATCTTACATGATGTCCATTATTGGTACGGATGGATTCGGAGATAAAGTTGTCATTAGCACACAGTCAGCAACATTTAAACGTAACTTTGAAGACATAGCAGGAATCTTCGGTGATGAACCATTTACCATTAAAAAGATTTCTGGAACTACAAAAGCGGGCCGCCCATACGTAAACTGTGATTTAGCACAGTAAATTTAAACGGTACTTATAATTGATGCATAGTAATGCCTTCCCTAGTCAATAAAAGGCTAGGGAAGAATTTTACCAATAAAGGGGTGTATAAATGGCAAAGCGAAAATTAACACCAATTCAACAGCAATACAGAAAAGAACGTCGCCGTATCCAGAACGCAATGAACCGTTTAGAGAAGCAAGGATACGTATTACCAGAAGATTTATTGCCATCAATACCTAAGAAGGTTACACAGTCTTCTATAAACAGACTTAAAAAGATAACATCTGAATCAATATATAAAAAGTCAAAAAAGCTTGATTTTGAAACAGGAGAGATAACACCGGGTATTGTAGCTAGGGACAAAGCAAGAAGTCAAAGAGCAAAAGAAGCAGCTAGAAGAAGGTCATTTAAGCAAGAATATGTATCACCACAGGTTTACACTGAACCACCACAATACACAACGTTTCCATCAGGAGCCGATATCATTATCAACAACTTCCGTTCTGATGTGATAGGAAGATTCCCCGAATCAGCAGGCCCTATATTAAATAGATGGCTTGACGGTTTACTGGCACAGCAGGACAAAGAAGATGTAGCAAACATGTTAGAAACAGCGGCGGCAAATGGAGTAGTAATCGATTATAAGGTGGCCTATAACACAGAAGCACTAATGGGAGCAATTGCAGATTTTATGGATTATCTTGATACAACGTCAGGGTTCAAGCAAGACTTGATGGATGCCCTAGAATTTGAGGAAGATTGGGAATTGCCTGATTAATGAAAATTAAGAAGTATCGATACTTCGCAAGCGACTTTGAAACAACAGTATACAAAGGTCAGACCTACACAGAAGTGTGGGCTTCTGCATCAGTAGAATTAAACACAGAAGACGTTAAAATCTTTCATTCTATAGGAGAACAGTTACAATATTTCATTTCCTTGAAGCATAACGTCATTGCTTATTTTCATAACCTAAAGTTCGACGGAAATTTCTGGTTATCATATCTAACCGTTGATTTAGGGCTTAAGCAAGCTTACGAAGTATTAAAAGATGGTGATTTCCCTATAGTGAAGTGGAAGAACGAAAAAGACATGGAGAACAATACTTTCAAGTATGCGATATCTGATATGGGCCAATGGTACACAATCATAATCAAGATAAACAATGTGTTCATTGAGATACGAGATTCATTGAAATTACTACCATTTTCAGTTAAGCGGATAGGAGAAAGTTTTGGAACGAAGCATAAGAAGCTTGAAATGGAATATGAAGGCTTCCGATATGCAGGATGCGAGATAACAGAAGAAGAGAAAAAGTATATTGCAAACGATGTTTTAGTAGTAAAAGAAGCATTAGAGATTATGTTTGAAGAAGGTCATAACAAGCTTACCATAGGTTCATGTTGTTTGGCTGAGTTCAAGAAAACAATTGAAAAAGAAGACTACAACAATTTCTTTCCCAACCTTTATGAAATACCTTATGAAGATAAAACAGTAGGAGATTTTATAAGACGTTCCTACCGTGGTGGATGGTGTTATCTGCTAAAAGGGAAAGAAAATAAGATATATAATAATGGATGCACATTGGATGTAAATTCTCTTTACCCCAGCATGATGCATAGCATGTCAGGTAATCGATATCCAGTTGGCAAACCTCATTTCTGGAAAGGCTACATACCAGAAGAAGCGATAGCATGGAATCGGTATTACTTCGTAAGGATAAAGACAAGGTTTTATCTAAAGAAAGATAAATTGCCCTTTGTGCAGATTAAGCGTTCACTTCTCTACAAAGGAAATGAAATGCTTGAGTCATCCGATGTATTAGACCCGGATACAGGTGAGTATTCTCCATATTACACGAGAGGTAATGAAGTAAAAGACACACGAGTTGAAATGGTTTTAACCATGACCGACTATGAGCTTCTGAAAGAGCATTACGAGCTGGTTGATTTCGAAGTTATAGATGGCTGTTGGTTCTTCTCAGAAATTGGATTATTTGACCCATACATTGATAAGTATGCTGCTATAAAGATGACATCAAAGGGGGCGAAGAGGGAATCAGCCAAACTGTTTCTCAATAACCTATATGGAAAGTTAGCCAGCAGTACAGACAGTAGCTTTAAAGTAGCATATGTAAAGGAGGATGGCTCACTTGCTTTTTACACAGTCCCAGAACATGACAAAGCGCCGGGATACATACCGTGCGGAAGTGCAATTACAAGCTATGCTAGGAATTTTACTATCCGTGCGGCGCAAGCAAACTATGAACACTTTATTTATTCAGATACAGATTCGATTCACTGTAATATGAATCCACTGGATGTAAAAGGGGTTAAACTTGATTCATCTAAATTTTGTTGCTGGAAGCCAGAGTCACAATGGGATGAAGCAATGTTTATAAGGCAGAAAACCTATGTAGAACATATTACGCATGAAAATCTAAAACCAGTGGAAACACCTTATTATGATATCAAATGTGCTGGAATGCCACAGAAGTGCAAAAGCCTATTTGAGTGGTCAATGAGTGATGAGTTGCCAGATGGAGTGAAACTGAGTGAGGAAGAGGAGGAATTTGTTAAATGCAGAAGGGAATTAAAAGATTTTACAATTGGATTGGAAGTACCCGGTAAGTTAAGGCCGAAGAGGCTTAAGGGCGGAGTATTATTGGTTGATACTACATACAAAATGAAATAGGAGGAAATTAAATGGAAAATATAATCTTAACGATTTTAATCTGGATGGTTGAACATGATATACATTGGTATTTGTTTGGGTTAGTATTTTTGCTTATGCCTGTGTGGGGTTACTGCTGGTATAAAGTTGGAAAGGATTTAAGAGGGTTTATTAGGAGGAGCCATAATGGCAAATAATAGATTGTATATTAGATGCACCGGGTGTGGTGAAAAAATTATGATAGCAAAAAGTTTTTTGGGCCCATGGGATATGCGGAATGCTGATAAAATAGCAGAATTTCTAGTAGAACATTCCGAAAGCATGTGCTACTATGAGGACCAAGCAACGGTAAATCAATTTGAATTTATTAATGAAGATGAATTATTTGAATTAGGTGAATTATAATTTTAAGAGGGAGAATAATCTCCCTCTCTTTTATATCTTTACACATGATATCTCAGCGCGCCCTGTAAAAACGAAAAGTTGGTAGGGCGGTTTCTTCCACCCGTACAGCCCCTACTCCCTCACTGAAATTGACATGTGGAGATACCCTTAATAGGATAACGCTTTTAAAATTGCTTCTTTACACCGAAGGTCTTTAAAACGAAAACATCCCTTCTCAAAATAATCTCGTAATGTTTGCAAGAACATATCGTTTCTCTTAAGCATTACATAGTTTATCTCATGGTCGTCTGTAGTGACCGTTATCTTCAATCGGAAAGTATTATCAGGCTTATCATCCATATAGATAAAACCTTGCTCAAGATATTCACGGATTCCATAATTAACCCCGTTGTATCGTATCGTGCATAAGTATCTGCCACTGCCAACAGGCCGTTCAATAAAAGCCTTGTTGTCATTAAGATAAACAGACATTGAAGAATAGGCGACATAATCGTTTTTAGCAAACGCCCTGTTAAATGCACTTTCTTTCTGTGCTTCTGATGCAGTTTTGTTAAATCCTTGTTCCAGAACAAACCCTTCACCTCGTAAAAACTTAGTGTCCTCCCTCAGTCTATTCGAAATACCCAGTTCTATGTAATATGGGTTAATGATAGTAACCGGGTTTCCTATCATATAGACAGGAAGGTATCTAGCCATTTCACCGTCCCCCCTCGCTACACTGGTATGCAGAGAAATGAACTTACGTATTTCATCGGAACAGTATCGGTTGGATTCACTCTGAAATTCATCCAAAATCATGTGCTGTGTATCACTGAACAGATGGGAATATTTTTTAAGCTGGTCAGCACTGTTAAGTGAAACAGCATAACCGCATGATGTTTCATCAAGAAAGAGTTCGTGGAAGATACCAGATGCTCTTCTTTTTGACACCATAATCTGACCGGGATAGAAGATTGTTTCAAGGTCTTTAAAGAATTTGTCGGCCACATCGTCAAGCTCATAGTTATACCGATAAACAAGCATGAATTTTTCACCATACTTCTTGAAACGGTTCACAACATAGTTATTAAAAAAAGTTGTCTTACCAGCACTTCGGTTGGACGTGCAAATATATATTTCGGGCTTCTTCCCGTTTAAGTCTCTCATCGACAATAGTCGGTTTCCATCATAAAATTCAGACAATTCAGACAATTCCTCCTTTCCATCTGTTCTATAATAAGTATAACATAATACTTGACTTTTGTCAAGCAAAGTGTTATAATTAGTACAGAAGGGAGGGTTTAGTACATTGCCAGATACAATTATTAATGCGGTACAATCGTTAGGAGTCGCAGTGGTATTGTGTTTATTAATGGCTTACTTTGTGAAGTATATGTTCGATAAATTTATGGGTCAGAGAGACGCGGACTCACAGTTATACAACGAACAGATTTCAGCTTTAAAGGATGCCATAAATAATAATACTATCGTAATGACAAAGATTTTGTCAGCACTTGATGTAAAGGAGACATAGTTATGACATGCACAGCAATTAATATGCCCGAGACAGTCAGCGTAGCATTACTTGTTATAGCTGGACAGTTCGGGAACGGAGAAGACCGGAAAGTGAAGCTGGAAAAAGCTGGATACAACTATGCTCAGGTGCAGAAATGTGTAAATGAACTTCTTCCTATTCTAACGAAATACGGAGGTAAATGAAATGCCAGCAAACATACAGATAGCGTACAATTGGGCTGTTGAAACCTGTGCGAAGCCAAACGTGGGATATTCCCAACAGTTTCGTAATCAGGTCACAGTAAACGGAATCACGTATTATGACTGTTCGTCGTTTGTCTGGTATGCATTAATCGCCGGGGGGTTTGACATGGTGGGTGAATGGGGAACATGGCCGTTCACCACCGGAACTATGGGAAGTGTTCTTAAGAAAATGGGCTTCACAAAATATCCTGCCACTGTAGAGTGGAAACCAGCAGACATATTAATCAAAACAGGCCACACTGAAATGGCATTTGACCGAACAAGAAGCATGGGCGCACATACCAGCAAAGTTCCTCTGGATGAACAAGTTTCTATCAATGCAAACGATTCAACAGGGAACGGTTGGTTTGAATTATACCGTTGGGAAAACGGGGCTGATAATGAGTGGATTAAAGGGAATAAATACCTTACAATAGGAGAGATGCAGAATAATGCATCAATTATCTATCCATACCTTTTAAATAAAGGGTGGTCGAAAGAGGCTATCTCCGGCATGATGGGGAACATTCAGAAGGAATCCACGGTAAACCCGGGAATATGGCAGAATTTGACTGTAGGCACAGGTGGGTATGGTTTAGTCCAATGGACACCAGCTACCAACTGGACAAATTGGGCCGACATCCACGGTTATGCACATGACGACGGTTATGGCCAACTTGAATGGATTGATACAGAAACAATTCCATTCGGTCAGTGGATACCAACCACACAGTACCCAGAAACATTCACGGAGTTCAAGTCAAGCACACAAACCCCGGAATATCTAGCAGATTGTTTTTTAAAGAACTTCGAAAGGCCAGGTACGATTGACCAGCCAGATAGACAGGAAATGGCCAGGTACTGGTATGACTGGTGGAACAACGATTATGTGCCACAGCCTAACCCCCCTTCGAATGGTAGAGAGTGGTCAAGGAAATTACCAATATGGTTTTATTTGAAGAGAAAGGAGATTATTTGATGCCGTATTTAAACAAAGATGAATTTATGGCAAGAATCAAGGAAAGAATCGGTGAAGATTTAAGTGACGATGCGGTAAGCTTCATCGAGGATGCCAGTGATACGTATGACGAATTAATCAGGCGTTCCAGCGATACCGAAGACTGGAAAACAAAGTACGAAGAAAATGACGCAAAGTGGCGCCAGAAATACCGTGAACGATTCTTCACATCAGCTGAAGAGATTAAGGAAGAACAGGAAGAAAACGTGAAGGAAGACGGAGAACCGAGGACCTTTGATGAATTATTTGAAGAAAGAGAGGGCTAATAAATGGCTACTATTCCCAAAATTAAAACCCTGACGAATACCAGCGTGGATGTACTAAACGTAATCAGGGAAAATGCGACACAGAATTATCGGGATTATGTCCCGAAAGCTACACCGAATGCTGATTCCATCCGAGAAATTGGCGCTATTATTATGGATTACCCGGCATTACAGAACGAGTTCTTATCTGCACTGGTTAACCGTATCGGGCGTGTTCTTATTACATCTAAGATGTATGACAACCCGTGGAGAATGTTCAAAAAGGGTATGCTGGATTTTGGCGAAACGATTGAAGAGATTTTCGTTAACATGGCGAAACCATTCCAGTTTGACCCAGCGGTGGCAGAATCCGAGGTATTTAAACGTGAAATTCCCGATGTAAGGGCCGCTTTTCATATTCTTAACTATAAGAAATTTTATAAAGCAACTGTACAGAACGACAGCTTACGACAGGCATTCCTTTCATGGCAGGGTATTACAGACCTGATTGCTAAGATTGTTGATGCAATGTACACAGGCGCACACTATGACGAGTTTATTACCATGAAATACATGCTGGCAAGGCATATTCTGGATGGGCATATGTATCCTACTTCTATTCCTGCTGTTGAGACAGCTAATATGAAAGCAATCACGACAGCCATTAAGGGCGTTTCTAATGAGTATGAGTTCCAGAGCAACAAATACAATCTTGCTGGTGTTTATACACATACCATGAAGCGTGACCAGTATCTTTTACTTAACGCTAAGTTTGACGCCGCTATGGACGTTGAGGTTCTTGCTTCTGCATTCAATATGGATAAGGCTGAGTTCATGGGCCAGAGAGTGCTGGTAGACAGCTTCGGAAATCTGGATTTACCAAGACTTCGTGAATTGTTTGCAAATGACCCGACTTACAAAGAGCCTACTCAGGATGAGCTTACCGCTTTAGACCAGATTCCTTGTGTTCTGGTTGACAAAGACTGGTTCATGATTTTTGATAACTTCTACAACTTTACAGAACTTTACAACGGCGAGGGTCTTTACTGGAACTACTGGTATCATGTATGGAAGACATTCTCTGTTTCTCCTTTCGCTAATAATGCGCTGTTTATTCCGGGAACACCGGGTGTTACTTCTGTAACTGTTACGCCGGGTACTGCTACCGCGGCAGTAGGGCAGTCAGTACAGTTCAATGCTACTGTAGTAACCACTAACTTTGCACCTAAATCTGTTGTATGGACAGTGTCTAGTGAGAACGCTGTAGTTGACCAGTCAGGTAAGGTAACACTGCTTACCGGGGCTACAGGAACTATTACAGTAACAGCTACCAGCACATTTGATGATACAAAGACTGGAACGGCCACTATCACAGTTGGCTAATCATTGAAATTGTTTCACGTGAGACTAACTTAATGTTTCACGTGAAACATTTATTAAAAGGAGGATTAAATGTATATAGCTCCTACAAGTATTGTTAAAATACTTAGAAACATTCCTTTAGATAATACGTATAAAGATACTCTGTACTTTGCAAATGAAGGGGCACAGTCCAGTTACTTTCTTACACAGATGAAGGTTCAGTTTGCAAATTATACATATATAAGAAAAGAAAATAAGATAAGGGTAGAAGCAACAGCTGATACATTGTTTGACTGTAACTATATCATGTGGCAGAACCCATCATTCGGTACAAAATGGTTTTACGCTTTTATTATCGATGTAGAATATCTAAACAACGAAACAGCAGAAATCACATTTGAAATTGATGAAATGCAGACGTGGTATTTTGGATACAGCATTAAGCAGTCCTTCATTGAACGTAACCACACTGTAACGGATGTAATTGGCGATAACCTTGTACCTGATAATTTAGAATTAGGTGAATATGTTTTTAAATCACCAACTAAAACAGGAAATTTTCAATCAGTAAAATACGTTGTTGCCGCTACATTTGATAAAGATTTATTGCCAGCGGCAGGCAGGGAATACATGGGCGTTTATTCTGGCCTAGAATATAATGTTTTTGAAACCCCCAGAGAAGTAACAGATTTTATAAATACGGCTACGTTAGAAAATAAGTCAGAAGGTATTATCGGTATATTTATTATGCCAGCTAACTTCATAAGTTCTGCAAACACTGCTACATTAAAAACAACTGACTTTATGCCAAGCTTAACAAATATTGATGGGTATGTCCCAAGAAATAAAAAATTATTCACTTTTCCTTATAACTTTATTTACGCCACAAATAATACAAACAGTGAAGTAATGTATAAATACGAATACTTCACAAAAAGGGATGACGGAAGTTGTAGGTTCGGTGTTAGTGGTTGCTTAAACAATAGTCCCGAATTCATTTTAACCCCGATAAATTATAAAGGGGTCGCCATTAATTATAATGAAATGATGGTTCTTTCTGGGCTACCAGTGTGTTCCTATTCTACCGATACATTTAAAGCATGGTGGGCGCAAAATAGTGGTACATTCGCGGTTAGTACTGCTTCAAGAATAGCCGGTAGTGCGATAGCTGGAGCCGTTACGGGCGGTTTACCTGGGATTATAACTGGTATAGCGGCGGTAGCTGGAGCCGTAGCAGAAGTTGAAAAACACGCCACTAAGCCACCTACAGCCCATGGCGTTAATAACGCAAATGTTTTATGGGCTTCTGCCGCTTTTGATTTCTTTTTATATCCTTGTTCGATTAGAAAGGAATTTGCTAAAATTATCGATGATTACTGGTCTATGTATGGCTACCCAATTCATGAAGTTGGTATACCTAATCTTAGTGCAAGGCCGCAATGGAACTATGCTAAACTTGTTAACCCATGTATCACAGGAAGTATTCCGGTTAATTCAATGAAGCGAATCAAACAGTGTTTCAGTGATGGCATAACATTCTGGAAGAACCCAGCTAATGTGGGAAGATACGATTTGCCAAACGAAGTGTAGGGGAGGTGAGTAATTGAAAAATAATAGAAAACAACGTAACTTTTGGGAGAGTAAGTATTTAAACGACAGGGCTTATATACACTGGTATGATATGCTTACGAATCTTGCAATCAGCATGTTTGAATGGAAAGGACTACCCGACTCCGTAGACCCACGTTTCTTAGAACTTGCACTGTTCGCGGATGGTATGGCCATCTTCTTTAAAGATGAAGACTTGTCTGACGATTATAACGGGCAGTTCTTCGCATTACAGACAATGATAGGTGGAAGACTAGATGTTTACCGTGTGCCAGATGAAAGAAGAGCTTATGCCACCAACGGTTACAACAGAAGGCTTGATTCAAAAGACAGTGTAATCATATTCAACAATATGACTAGAACCAACTGCCTTTCTGATATAGAATATTTTGCCAGAAAGCTTTACGAAGTTGACAGAACAATTGATGTTAACGTCAAGGGTCAAAAGACACCAATTGCAATTCTGTGTGATGAGAACCAGCGTTTAGTTATGAAGAACTTATATGCACAGTATGACGGAAACGAACCGTTCATATTCGGCAGTAAGAATTTAGATATTAAAGGAATTCAAGCAATCAATACAGGCGCGCCCTTTGTCGCTGACAAGTTACAGATGCTTAAAACACAGATATGGAACGAAGCACTGACTTACTTAGGCATATCTAACGTAAGTACCGATAAGAAGGAACGGCTGGTAAGTGATGAGGTCACAATTAATACTGGTGCTACAGCGGCACAGAGATATACAAGGCTTAATATGAGAAAGATGGCCTGTGAAAAGATTAATCGAATGTTCGGACTGAATGTATCAGTGAAGTACCGGGAAGACTTACCTCTAATGGAAGAAGGTAGTGTAGGTGAAGTTGAAGAGGGAGGTGAAGCAGATGAGTAGATTTACTACTGAGGTAAGATATATCTGTGAAGTGAATGCCGGACTTACGGAAAGTAAAGGTTTTGGCCAGATACAGGAAATCATACAGAAGGCTATTCCCGAAGTGTTTAACTTCAACTTCCCTATGTTCGATGAGAATTACAGGAATGTGCTTGAGACAAAAATATTGACGCACTTTTACACAAGAGAGATTGCGTTCGAAACAGTTGGACTTTGGCAGTTAAAACTTTACACAAAGTTAAACGAGATTATGCCATATTACAACCAGTTGTACAAAAGCGAGTTATATGAATACAACCCTTTGTATGACGTAGATATCAAGAGAGTTCACAATGTAAAAGCGAATGGAACAGAAAATAAGACAGGTACAGAACAGAGAAATACAAACAATACAGAACATACCATGACAGATGGAACGTCTAAGAATACTAACACTGTTACTGGTAAGCAGTTCATGTCAGACACGCCACAAGGTGCTTTAACTGACATTGAAGCCGGGCGTTATATGACTCAGGCAAATATCAACAACGACAGCATTGTGAATGATGGTACAATGGGTTCAACTAGTGACCACGACTTCAATTCAGATGCGACAGGGAATACCAGTGAAAACCGGGCTTTCAATAACACAGAAGATTATCTGGAAAGTGTACAGGGTAAACAGGGTTCAGGTAGTTACAGTGATTTGCTAATAAGATTCAGGGAAACTTTTCTGAATATTGATATGTTAATTATCGATGAACTGGAAGAATTGTTCTTTCAGCTTTGGGATTAAAAGGGAGGATAATTTTATGGTAAATGATGGAATTGGAAACGGCAACTTCACTACATTGAAACCGTTTGCTTTCTGGACACAGCATGTCTTGCCATTGGTTTATGGCGACGAAATTAGTTACATGGAAACGCTGGGTAAGATGAGAGATATTCTGAATGAATTGATTAAAAACAACAATAATCTTCCAGAGTATATTCAGCAGATGATTGAAGAGTATATCTCAAGTGGAGCTATTGAATCGGTTATTGATAAGATTCTTTCTAATCTTATTCTGAACGTTAAATATCCTCCTGCTGGCATTCCGAAAGCTAAAGGAGACGGAACGGCAAATGACCATGACTCTATTCAAGGTTGTATTGATTATGCTGCTGGTTTAGGTGGGGGCGTGGTTTATTTACCTGCTGGAAAGTATTTAACCAGTTCGTTGGTATTAAAACCGGGCGTTACATTGTTAGGGTTCGGTAGGTATGCTACAAGCTTGATTCTGGCGGGTGGGGCAACTACTCATTTAATTACAGGAACAGTAACTGATTGTGGATTACTTAATTTAACACTTGATGCAAAGATGTCATCTCAAGTTAATAGTGTTGACGCGGTTGAATTGGTTGGTAATCATATTGATTTAATGGGCTGTTTGGTAAGAGATTGCTATACATCCATTAATATTCAGAAGAACGGAACGGCTGTTAATATTTGTGATGTAATTTGCGAGGTAGCTTCTGATGCTTGCTTAAGAATTGGGGGAACTGATGGCGGGCTGCTGGTGAATGGGCTGGAAATGACGGGGCTGTCTACTAACTTAGGTGTGGCTTACATTGTGACTGATTCGAATGGTGATATTTACAGGAACATTAATATTCATGGTACAGGTGCTATTGGCATTGATGTATCAGGGAGTGGTAACTACTTCGATGGAAAGATTTCCGGTGTTACGAAAGATTACGATGATATCAGCGGAGACAATACGTTTAACCTTTTCGGAAAGACAAGGGTTGAAAATTTAACAGGTGAAATTAATGAGAGTGCTAATGAGTTTTCTCAGACTGCGGTAAATGGGATTGAGAGACAAGGGGCTAATATTAGTGATAATTCAACTAATACAGATACTACTAACACAAAAACTAAAGTAATAAACGCCACAGATGTCGTAATAAACTCTATTAACCCTATAACTTACGGTAATCCCGAGAACGGATATATAGAAGTTAAAAACGCTCAGGGAAATATATTTAAAATACCTACAAGATATTCCTTTTTACCTTCTTCATTTTTTGGTATTAAGGGAGACAAAACAGATGAATCTGAATTATTACAGAATGCAATAAATTTTTGCTCCCAAAACTCATCAATTTTATATATAGAACCCGGTAAATATGTAGGAATTTCTCAGCCATTAATAATGCCTAAAGACAGCTATCTTAAATTGGACGGCTATATTTATCAATTAGACCCAGACTTATCCTATATAACCAATATGGATGGAAATCCTCATCCTGTATATTCTGGAAATGGAAATATTACAATATTTGGAAATGGAGGATTCTTGGGTCAAGGCAGCGCATTACCAAACAATACTGTGTCATTTTTTAGATTTGCTCATGCCGAAAATATATCTTTAATTGGAATTAATGTAAGCAAATGGGGGAATTACCATGCGGTAGAAATAATGGGATGCAATAAAGTTTTAATACAGGATGTTAAGTTTAGTGATAATGAAAATTCAGCCCCTATTGAAAATTACGCGGAAGAATGTATTCAAATAGAATTATGCGAATCCGCATTAGGGCAAGGTAATGCAATTCCGTACGATAAAACGCCATCAAAAAATATCACTATTAGTAATTGCATTTTTGACAATGTTGACAACCCTATAGGTTCTCAAAAAGGCGTGGAAACTGACTTTCTGCACGAAAATATTAAAATAATAAATAATACTTTTAATAATATAAAATATGCGTGCATAATGCCATTTAGATATAGCAATTGTGTTATATCAGGAAATATAGCAAACAATGTTGGATGGGGTTTTATTTATCCTTTTAACATTGAAGAATCGTGTTTTTATGTTACAAGCATAGAAAATAACGTATGCGAAAATATTTGTAAAAATGTTACTTCTCCTTCAACTGATAAATTTTCATTTACTATTTATAATTCTGATGAAGTATCAATAAAAGATAATATTGTATCAGGGTGTGAAACAGGTGCAATAGCAATGATTAATTGTACTAGGTCAGAAGTTTCTAATAATATTTTTGGCTATATTCTCAATTATAACGTTAAAAATACAGGTGCAGTATATAATTGTAACTTTTTACAAAACAATACAGATTTAAACTATATAGGAAACCAGTTATTAATAAATTCAAAGGATGTTTATTCAAACTCTTTAGTTGGAAATGACTCTAACACCAGATTAAACTTTGTAGGAAACTCCACTAACATGAATAAAACTTATAATGCCTACAATAAAAAAGTTTTAAGCAAAGTTAAAGAAATATTTAGTGGTAATAAGGGTGTGTCTACTAATGTTCCTATTACAGTTGCTCATGCATTATTAAATGTTAAAACATTAGTTCTGTCGTTTAATATTACAGGTGTAGGCAACTTTACTGAAATAATAGACCTTGACACATATTCTAATGAGGTAATAATTAGTCGAGTGATAGCCAGTGTTAACCCTGAGTTCTATCAAGTAAATATATCATTTAATAAAGAAACTAATAAATTTACTATTACTAAAAGTAATAAAGGTACTATTGTAAATGGAACATATACTTTAACAGAAGGAACAGGTGATTCAGACAGCCCAGTATTGTTAACTAAAATATATGGAATATATGGCAATAACCTTACCGATTTTAATTCATCAATTGGAGGATTTTAAGAAAGGAGTAAAAATATGAGTAATTATAGATTTATTATGAAAACAGCGGATAGTATTGTAAGCAATGAAGATGGCAGATTAGTTATGGAAGACAGAGATGAATGGGCTAAGACTGAGTATGCTAGTGGTGATGAAGAATATGCTGAAGGTTTTGTTGATTATAATAAGGACACTGAGAGTGAACAGAGCAGGATGGAAGAAGCTGCTGATTATAACGGGTAATGTGATGAAGGGTGAGCGATGTGTCGCTTGCCCTTTGGCATTTAAATGGGGGGGTG